CCCTCATACAATATTTGCTTGTCTCAGCACCCTTTAAAAAGGGATATGATCCTAAACCTCATGCACTATATACGATGCATGACTGCACAACATTTGCGGCAGTATAATCTAGCACTGACCCCTTCTCACGCTTAGCGGCGGAGATGTCTAAGGAATCAGAAATGCCTCGATCTCGGAGAGTACAGAGAATATTTCAATTAAAGTTAGAAAACTTAAAACTCGCATTAGTGCACCGCGATAGTCGTGTATAACTCGAGTATAAATAAAACTCAAATCAAACGCTTAATGCGCCACCCTGGATTTATCCACAGGAGCGAGTAGAGTTGTAATTTGTTTTAATTTTATTCTAACAATCTGGTTACCAATGTTCTTATAGTAATTGGAATTTAATTTTGAACATTAGGCTTTTTGTTAGTAATCCCTTTCCTATTTAGGATGAGATGGGGAGTGAGCAGCCCTCACATTATCTCAAATTCCGACTGCCTGTCCAAATAAGTAGTTGTGACAGCTAAATGATTTATTCGTTTAGTGGCTTTTAATTTTACTTAACAACCAAAATAACAAAAATAGCACTTTGGTGTGTGCTGAAACAACACCTATTTACGCAACATTGCAAATCTCAAATCTTCAAGTTTTGGAAGCCTGCAATGTTTTCAAAACCACCCCAGAAGAATTATTTTGTTCTAAGCCATGCAAACACGCTTGTGATTTTTGTAAATCAGAGAAATGGGAGCATATTAGAGTTAATTTTCTTTATGGGTGGAATCGTAATAAGTGTGATTGTATCGATTGTTTTCGATATAATCAATTAAAGTCTTACTATGAATCTCGCATTAATTTTAAACATGTTAATGCGAATCTGCAAATGAATATGCAGGATAATAATGGAAGTCTTGGTGGAATCATTTCATCACCAAATACTGGCACTGATGTTGTAGGCCATTCAGGTGACATAGCATCTGCTTATGTTACAGATGACACTTCAACGACCGTGGCAGAAACCACAGTATTTAAGGATTCTAAGGCTTCGGAACCTGTTGTTGCAGAAATCCCTATTTCTCAAACCGAGAATTTGGATTTCACTCATTCAATAGTGCAGATTCTTGGTCGTCCTACTCTTATTGACGATTTCAATCTAACTGCAATTGGTCAAGATATGATAACATTTGATAATTCACGCCTACCTCTGCGATCTTACCGTCTCCCTTGGAATATTCTTCGTAAGGGAGCAAAGGTGCTCAAGGTAGCCAATTTTGAATTTATTAAATGTAACATGGTTATTAAGATTATGACAAATGCTAGTCCTTTTGTAGCTGGACGTTTCTGGTGTTGTTATTCACCCTATGAGGAACGTAAAATGTCTCCTCATAGATGTATTAACAAAACTAGAGCCGCCGTTACCTCTTACCCAGGAGCTGAACTAGACCTTCAAACCAATAATTCTATAACCATTAGAATACCGTGGTGTGATATCCGTGATGCTGGTTCTCTATCCCAAGATCTCTTGGATGAGACACAGCTGCATATTTTTTACCTTACACAAATTCTTGTAGATGGAACTTTGAATCTCAATTTCCAGATTTTCGGTTGGTTGGAAGACGTTGAATTGCGTGGTCCTACATCAGCTGGAACTCTGATTGCACCAACTGAATCTTTGCGCTCGGTTTATGCTAATCTTCAATCTGGTAAAGAATCTAAAGGGCCTATTTCTGAAGTAGCATCTAGCGTGAGTTCAATTGCTACAGCTTTATCAGGGGTTCCTTTTCTTTCTGATGTTGCTATTCCTGTGGCGTGGGCTAGTTCTGCTGTTGCAAGCGTGGCTTCAATGTTTGGTTACTCAAAACCTATTGAGGGCTCTGGTCCAATGGCAGTTGTTAACATCCCAGCGCGTTCATATGGTCACGTCAAAGGTACGGACGATAGTGTTGTTCTTGGATTGTCCAATGAAAATGCTGTTTCGGAGAATGAAATGAATTTCATGACTGAACAGGATGAAATGTCGGTAGAATACATTTGCAATAGACCTGGTCTTATCGCCATTAATACGTGGTTAGACAATGCTCTTCCTAATGCTGTTATTGCTTACGTTCCTGTTGGACCTCAAATATTTAGAAATCGTACAACAGAAGCATCTCCCCTTGATGGGACGCTTTTAGATCTTACAAATTTTGAGTATCTTTCAGGAGAATTTGCTTATTGGCGTGCAGATATTTGTCTGCGTATATCTGTTGTCAAAACACCCTTTCATACTGGACGTATTGAAGTGGCTTTTGTACCCGGTATAACGATTCCTGATGAGACTACGGATCTCACTAATTGTTATCGTCAAATCTTGGATTTGGCTAATGATACTGAGATGTTGGTCACAATTCCATATCTTTCTCCCTATCCAATGCTTCAGCATTCGTATATTGATACTGATGCAACTGTTGCTGCACCTTATTATGCGTCTCGGGTTGGTACTGTGGTAATTAGGGCCCTAGGTCCCCTTGTCCATCCTCCAACAGTTTCGCCTTCTGTGAAGGTCCTTGTTTGGAAATGGGCAACCAATGTAGCTTTTGCATGTCCTGCAGATTCTAGACTTCTAGATTATACAGAACCATTTACAGGCGTTAAAGCCATAGATGCAGAGCTACAGGGTGTGGGAAATGTTTCCGAACCAACTACCCTTACGGTTTACATTCGTATGAATGAACCCACTAAGAATTTAGAGGTAGCTCAGGCTGTTAATGGCGAATTGCTGGTTAGTACTCGTGCACTGACTAGAGCTTTTCGTCGTAAGTTGACAGCTGTTGACATAACCAAACCTATTAGAACAACTGTTTCTGATATAACAGGTGGTTATGTCACGCGAGTTTCAAACATGTTTTGTTTTTGGCGAGGAGGACTTGCTTACAAGTTCTATTCACCAAACTTAGATGAAGTTGATGGATACCAAATTCGTTCGGAGATTCTGGGTTCTTTTCCAACTACAACAGTTCGGAATATTAATCCAGTTACTCATACGACATTTTCTTCATTGAATCCATTTCATGAGGTGAATATACCGTTTTATTCAACAACGCGACGTGCTATCACTAATGATGGCCAAGCGGAGGGTACCGCTCCAGCTAGCAAATTCAGACCATCTGTTTTGCTCACAACTAATCACGCCAATCTTGACGTTTTGGTTGCTGGAAAAGACGATCTCAATATGGGTTTTCTCTATGGATGTTGTCCACAAAGATATCCAGAATTTTATTAGACTTAACTAATGCTGAAACCATTTAAGTTAGTTATAGTCTAATTTTTAGTTAATAGCTTTAATATATCGTACAGACTACGTAACAAGATTTATAATCTTGCGCTATAGTACGCGTTCAATCGTAATTGCTTGTCATTGGGTTCAATGATAGTAAACCTTACTTAGTAGGCCTTTTAACGTGATCTTATCTAGTGGCGTAACTTGTCTTTTAAGTTACTAGATATTGCTGTTAAATTATAAATTGTTTAATGGTTACAAGCACCCTCGAGGTGGTTGCAACTACTTAGCACTGAGATATAGATGAAATTGTACCACATGGTTCACCTTAGCGGGGATATGGACGAGTGGAAAAATACAATGGATTCTTAATGTATGTATGTCATATATAAGTACTTACATATTTTGCTCTTTGTGAAAGTATTGCATGGGCGATCCCCACGAATACCATAAAGACACTGGAGGGCCATTCTGAGTCGAATCGGCAGCCACAACTAATCTTGTGGTCTCTAGGAAATAATGACTTAACAAACAATCAAAACAAAGCTATGATACCATCGTAGTTGAAACTAATGGTAAACAATCAATGATTCGCATCCATGATGTGAATACAAAGAAAGAACATGATAGATGTTTTACACGTATTGATCTTTCTCTCGAGCGTCAAATGGAGAAATCCAGGCGTCAACAGAGGTTGATCGAGCGTGAAAACAAAACTATGCGTAATGCATATTTGCAAATATTTGGGTTGGAGAAAATTCCAAATCTTATTGATTCCTACCAAAATGTCGCAGATAAAGTTTCAAGTCAAGCAGATAATTTGGGGCCGTCTCTTAAGACCAGCCTTGAAAATTTTGATGTCATGTCAGATAGGGTTAGTGAGCTTATTAGTAGCGTAACTAACTGTTTGACAGACATTAAATGTAAAGTTTTCGACACCGATATGACGAGTCGATTAATCTCTGTGATTAACATTTTAATTAATGTATCATTCGCAGATTCAAAATCTCGCCTTAAGTGTTTCTTTTGGAACGTATTTATCAATTTTGGTGTTGATATTTATAAACAATTATTGGCTTTATGTCAAACAACGCACACACATGAGCTCCAAATGGGTTTTGCCATTTCGGACATCCTTTCTTTAATGAAGGATGGTGCGTCACTATTGGTTCTAAGTGTACCTGTAATGGGTTCTCTTCTGGCCATTTTGTTCCAAATTTTGCTTGGCTTGCCTGGCAAGACGAACATAACTTCCGCCATAAAATTTTTTGGTGATCGTTGTCGTGGTCTTAAAAATATTTTTGATTTCATGACAGGATACTCCTATATGTTTGAAGGAGTTGTAGAATTTCTTTATATAAATGTATTGGGTATTGAGCGATCCAAAACCGATCTGGATTTATATCTTACCGATTTTTCTAAGTGGGCTCAAGATATTTTAGACCTTGGTAACCCTGAGGATCCGTTGGCACAACGCCTGGAGAAAGACGAGCGTTTGGTTTATAAAGTTGATACATTGTATCGACAAGGATTGAAATTCGCGTCAGATATCTCTGAAAAACGCCTCGATAATAAGATGACACTTTATTTTCAACGTATCTTCAAAATTATTGAAGAAGCGAGAAAATTGTGCGATTTCACTGGCGTTTTTGGTAACAAGCCTCGTATGGAACCTCTAGTTATTCAGTTATTTGGAGAATCAGGAGTTGGAAAATCTGGAATGACTTGGCCTCTCTCAGTTGATTTGAATGCATTATTTGTATCATCTGTTGAGGAAGCTCAGAATTTTTCCAACAACATCTATTTTAGAAACACTGAGCAGGAGTTTTGGGATGGTTACGTTGGTCAAAACATCGTTACATACGACGATTTTGGTCAAAGAACTGATTCAAGTACGAATCCCAATGAGGAGTTTATGGAGTTGATTAGAGCAAGCAATATTGCCCCCTACCCTTTGCATATGGCAGAACTAGCGGAGAAGAAACGAACTAAGTTCAATTCCAAGGTTATCATCTTAACAAGTAATATTCTTGGTCACAATGTTAGTTCTCTCACTTTTCCAGATGCTTATCGTAGGCGTATAGATATTTGTGCTAAAGTGCAAGTTAAACGTGACTACGTCAAAAAAGGTTTTTCTGGAACAAATAATAATGAGGTTGAACGCTTAGATACTTCTAAATGTGATGGACCCGTTGATACAAGGGTGTATGAGATAGTTTTATACAATCCCGAGACAATGATGCCCATCAATGCTCCCCATATGGATTATGATGAATTTCTACAACATTGTATTGACCAAATTCTGGTTAAACAACGTCGCTCAGTTAGTGTAAATCATGTCTTGTCGACTCGCGTTGACGAAGATAGATTTGAAAAGATTCGAGCTAAGTTGCAAGTCAATGACGTATTTTTTGATGGTGAGAAAGTGTTCTTTCCCACTATCATCGAGTGCGAGGAGGCTGTTGAATCATATAGACAGAGTTGTCAACGCTATGCCCAGCAACTCCTAACGTTTAAGAATGTTTTAATCTTGTTGGGAGTCTTACTTGCTGGGTTGGGAATTTGGAAATTGTTCTCCAAATCATCATCTACTAAGAAGATGAGATGGGAGGCTTTCAGTTCGGGCGATAATTTGACTAATAAAGCCAAATCAATCAACGTAGAAGCAATTTCTTCTGGAGACGCTTTGACTCATCAGAGGCGAGTAGTAGCTATGGAGGCTGCACAATCAGGTGATAGTATTACTATTAAACCTAAAGTTGTTAATACTGAAGCTTCGTCTCCTATCAATGTTGTTGTGGAAATGTGTCCTTATTCTCGTACAGAATCACCCTGTTGCTGCATTCCAAAAGGGGCAGTTAATGATCAATGTTACTGTGCTGATCATGCTTCAAGACATTCGACTGTGGTTGTTGAAGCTTCGTCATCTGGGGATAATCTTACTCGTAAGGCGCCCATTGTTGTTACAGAAGCTACTCTAGATACCCAAGTTTTGGAATATGATACTTTGGCCAATCTTCAAGCTTGGAGAGACTGTACGGCGCAGGATTTAATTTCTACACGCATTTTGTCTAACTTATATAAGATTAAACGCGTGCGGGGTGATCTTCCACTTTTGAATGGTCTATTTATTAGGGATACAGTTATGCTCGTACCCCGACACTTGGAGTTGATGTTGGATCAAGATGATCAAATTGAGATGGAGAATATATTTTCATCTCGCTTTCTTCTTCCTGTGTCTGAATTGAGATTCGTAGGCTTAACTGATTCAAGTGGTAAAGATAAAGATGCCATGTTGGTCCAGTTTCCACGATATGTCAATGCACATGCTGACATTGTTAAACATTTTCAAACAATGCCTGAACTATCGCAACGTAGTGCCAATATTTCAGTGGCGACAATCCGTAATTATAAATCTGGTAACACGCTAGTTGTCTTGGGAAATACAATGGCGTCTATGACGTCAGTTACTCTCAACACAGCTCATGGCGTTAGAAATGTTCGTGATTGTATCGAATACTGTCTTAACACTATTAATGGTGATTGTGGAGCTCCTGTAATTTGCAATGAAAAATCTTTCATTCGTAAAATTGCTGGAATCCACATAGCCGCTGCTAATGATGGTTCATCCGCCTTCGGTCAATCCGTAACTCAACAAAATCTTGTTGATGGGCTTTCCAAATTTAAGAATGTTATAGTATCAGATATGGATGTTATGGCTAATATTCAAATGAATGATAAGTCGCATCAGTTGGAGATCAATAAAGAGTATACTCCTAGTGTGATTAAAAGTCTATTTGGTGTTGCTGCTGATACATTCTCCTATTTGGGAAAATGTAAGCAAACGGTTTTTGTACCAAACAAAACAGATATCCGTCAATCAACCATTTTTGGCAAAGTGACGGAGCCAATAACGAAACCCGCTTATCTTAGACATCCGCAGGTGAATATTCTTAAGAAGAATCTTGAGAAATGTGGTGTTAATACACCGTTTATTCCAACCCAGGAAGTTGAACGATCGGTTAATGAATACAAGACTGTGCTCATGCAGAAACCAATTGAGTCTCTTCGTCGGGTTTTACCTTATGAAGAGGCTATTAGTGGTAATGAGTTAAGCACATATATATCAGGACTTACCCGCTCAACCTCTCCCGGTTATCCTTGGGTTTTCGAGAAGAAACCAGGGATGCCTGGTAAAACTACGTGGTTTGGCAACAATGAGTATTTTTATGATGAGCAAGTTAAACAGCGCATTATGAGACTCGAAAAGCTGGCCAAACAAGGTAGACGAACTCCATTTGTCTGGACGGATACTCTTAAAGATGAACGCAGACCTATTGCAAAGGTGGATGAACTTAAGACTCGTGTCTTTGCTGCAGGACCTATGGATTATCTCATTCTTTTTAGAATGTATTTCCTTGGGTTCATGGCTAATGTTATGGAAAATAGAATCTCGAATGAACAATCTATTGGGACTAATCCATTTAGTTCTGATTGGAAGAAAACAGCTTCAAAACTAAGTCGCTTTGGTGACAAAGTTTTTGCAGGTGATTTTTCTACTTTTGATGGGACTCTAAATTCCTGTATTATGTCATCGTTTGTTGACGTAATTAATGAATGGTATGATGATTCCGAGGAAAATAAAACTCTTAGACGAGTTCTTTTCTTGGATATCTTCAATTCCATTCATTTGTGTGAGAACATGTTTTATAGCTCCACACATTCTCAACCTAGTGGTAATCCAATTACCACTGTTTTAAATTCTTTCTATAATTCTGTTAGTATGCGTATAGCATTTTATCGTTGCCAAAAAGCAGCAGGAGTTACAGGAGTTAATTTTGATGACGTAGTCTCCATGGTTTCCTATGGGGACGATAATGTCATCAATTTCAGTGATTCTATTGTTGATTGGTTTAATCAGGTAGATGTGACTGAGGCATACGCTACGTTTGGTATGATATATACCGATGAAGCGAAAACAGGGAAGATTATTCCCTATAAAACACTTCCTGAAGTTGCTTACCTTAAGCGCTCTTTCCGTAAAGAGAACGGTATTTGGTTTGCACCTCTGGATCTAAGCGTTTGCTTGGAGATGTGTAATTGGATTCGTGATTGTCCTAATCACGAAGCCGCAACGTGCGACAATATTGAAGCAGCTTGCCGTGAACTTTCAGTTCATGGAAAACAGGTTTTTGATAAATGGACACCACAACTTGTTAAAACTTTTTACAAGCAGACTGGTATTTATCCAAATGTTAAAGCATACTCCACCTATATGGAGGATATGCTCGCTGAATATTAACGACGAACTGTAGGATCTACCTGACTAGTAGATTTCTCTAATACTACTGTATACCGTTCGTCGGCGTGCAGGTCAACCTTTCCCACTGGGTTTTGCTGGTGTTCGAGTGTTAGTTCCTACTTTGTCCTTTCTCCACTGGAGTCTGGGTGTAATTGTCAAGATCCCATGTGATTTAAAGTGAAGCATGGTGCAGCTCTTTGAG